GTGGTGCGAGGACGATGATGCCTATCAACGCCGGATCGGCGTTCCCCTCCCGTGGAATAGCACCGACTGTCTCGATCCCGATCGACTGGACGTGATCGGCCAGAGCTACGGCTTGCCGAGGGCGCGGCTAGTGCGGGTCAGGGGCAGGGAGGGTTGAACTATGGACAGGCCAGATCCATCAGCATGGATGGAACCAGCGAGCTGTATTCCCAATGTGTTGATAGATATGGGGGCGATTTGGGCCGCGATCTCTATCAAGGTGATTGGACCTGTTTTAGCGGCTAAACCATGTAAGAGAAAGGCCAGCAAATTGGCCGTCAAGGGCGACGGATTCCGAGAGACCATTCTTGATCGTCTCGATCGGTATATGGTCTATATTAAGAGATTGAAAAAATACGATCCTTCAACGTACGATCTTTATCGTTCTGTTGGCGGTACTATAGCACATTTTGACAATGTATTGATAAATCGCCTGGATGATATCTGGAAGAAAGATCGCCCGGCTTTTGGTTGTTTGTTCTTTCCAGAAGAGTTTGTTAGAGAAAAAGAGATCGATAGGATCGGAACACCTTTTGGTTATTTCCAAAAGGTTGTTATGAAAAAAGACAGGGTCGAGCCGCACGTAGGAGATTTGTACGAAGTTACGCTTTATTGGGACAAGAAAGAACACAAAAAGCTGTTCAAAAAGAGTGGCTTTGGCATCACGTTTTACGTGGATGTTCTACCTAATGGTGATATTAAACCGCTGAGATCGCTTCAAACAAGGTATGTAGAACATCATAGTCGTCAAAAGATCAACTGCACTGTCGGCAACAAAACCCGTATGAAGGCTGTCGGAATTTATAAGACACCGGAAACATACATGGGTCTGCCTCCCGTACTCGGAGATGCAGACTGGCTTAAGGAGATTAACTTTGACACTGCGGAAGATGCTGCCCACTTTTATTTTGTCACTCTTGCAAATGCATGGAAAGAATCCGAAAAAAGTCCGTGGAGGATTATCGCCGAGCGCAGGGGCGTGTGCGCCTCCTTTCGTATCGGAATTAACAACGCGCCTACATTCTTCAAGGATCGAGATTTATATGTTAATGAGAATGGGCGACGAAAAAAGGTGTTTCATTACGTTGGAGAGCACAAACGAATGACGATGGGCGGTACAGAGTCGACAGTTCGCGCTCATTTTCGTGGACAAAGAAAATTCCTCTGGAACGAATATCACATCGTGATCGCGGTTGAAGAATATCATCACGCCTCGTTGTCCGATCTAAGAAATCCATTCAGCATTGTCGAAGAAAACGAAGACGTGGCTGAGAATATGATAGGCACAGAGGAATTAGGAAGGCGTCTTCATGACGTGCTTGTGGCATAGCAAAAAACCCGCCCGGCTCTCACCGGACGGGCGTCTCGCAAAGGAAAGCTCTAGCCGGGCCATTCCGAAAGCGAGACATAGAGGCTTCGAATGTCGAGTTCAAGCATAGACGAAGACGACAGGTCGGCCCCACACAGGCTCAATCATCACAGCATGCCCGACGGTGCCTTCGTCGAGCGGATCGGCCGGGCGGTAAGGGATGGCGCGCGGGAGCCTATCACGGACGGTGAGCAGGCATTGAAGGCGCTCGCGGCCGAGCAACGCAAGCAGGCTGTCCATGAGGGCAGGCCCGAGGCCATCGCCTCCGCTATGGCCGAGGCCGGATTGATCTCGGTCTCGATCGTCGAGGGAGCCTATCGCGTCGGGACGCGCCGTGTCGTTGATGAGCAGCCCGTGGCTCTGTGGTTCGCAGCGCAGACGGCACCTTCGATGGAAGTCAAGGCAAAGACTGCGATCGAGGCGCTTGGCTACCACTGCTACGTGCCGATGCGGGCATACTGGCGGTTCGGCAAGCGAGTTGTGAACGGTAAGCAGATGAAACGTCGTGTCGAGGTTCCGCTCTGTACCGGCTATGCGTTTCTCGGTCTGCCGTCGATGACGCCCGACTGGCGCACCATTCGAAGTCGGGACGGGATCGTCGACATCGTGGGGCACGCCGGCACACCGCAACCTATTCGTCGTACCCTCAGGCTTCATGCCATCATGGCGGCGGAAGCGGCTGGCGAGTTCGACGAAGCCAAGGAGAAGCCCGAAGTCACGCTTTCGCCCGGCGACCCAGTCCGCGTGGTCGATGGCCCCTTCGCCGGCTTCGTCGGCCGGGTCAAAAGGGCCAAGGGCGATTGCGTCAAGATCATCATCGACGCTCTGTTCGGTGGTGCGGATGTAGATGTAAGTATCGATTCGCTTGCGCAGAATTAGCGCTTGCAATCGATTGGGAGATGTGGCAGGTCTTGGTCAGACCATGACGCCAGTGGTGCATCCGAAAGGTGCCGGGCCATCAAGCCTGCTCGGGACGCCGCCTCAACGAGGTCTGCGCAGTCCCATAGGCGCACGATCCGTGGTCCGTAATTCTCCCAAACCGACCCGACTCGTAATCGTCAGGACGTCAGTTCGATTCTGGCCTCGGGCTCCAACTCCCGCTTCCAAATTGGGGCGATAGGGCGATGGCTCCACGCCATCGGTCGCATCACCCGCGTCAGGCAACATGCCCGCGCGAAATCACGGAAACCGGGATTATCGCATGCTGCCTAACTACGTCGATGACCATGTCGGCGACATGCACTTCCGTGCGCGACAGTCGCGAAGTCATCGCCTTGGGTGTGAGTGGATGGCTTGGTGCGCCAAGACGCCGGATCTAAGGTCACTGCAGAACTTCCCGCTTCAGCAGGGCAATGGCATCCCCGCCGTCGGCGCATACTGAAACCAACAATCCATGCCAAATGGGACGGAGAGGGCGCTGTCACCTATGATCCGGCTTAAGTTCTGCACCATTGATGTGCGCGACGGTGCTGTCTGGACTACCTTTCCCGATAGCTCGACATCCGCTAACTGGCCGCCTCTGGACGACGCCTCTTACGTGCGGGTAGCGCGGGAATGCGGCTTTACCGACCTGATGCGGTACTGCCTCGCTCATGAGGTCTGCCACGCGGCCGTGCCTGAGATGCTGTTCGACCGACCGTCCTATGTCGTGTCGATGGCGGCACAAAACCGGAAACAGAACCTCGCTGCCGCAATGGCCGAGGAGCGACTCTGCTACTACGTCCAGCGCGCGGCTTGCGGCGCTCTTCCAGTCGCCGACCCTCAGTGGGATGATGTGATCGCGGTGTTGGACCGGTATGGCCTGTGCGGGGATCCTACGGTGGCCTGTGAAGATCTGGTCGCGGCGTGAAGGGTGTGCCAGCCAGACCGAAAATCCTGGGGTCCTTCCTGGACACTCCCCCGATGCGGGTAACGCGCCACGTCGATGCATTTCTAGGCTTGGATCTCCAGAACCCCATTACAAGTGACAGGTTACAAGCAAGGTGACAGGTTCCAAGACGCCGCAATTTCTCAGTCAGGCCGACTTCGCCCGACGCAGGAGCGTGTCGCGGAATGCGGTCTCGGTCTGGAAATCCAAGGGCTTGCTGGTCCTGAACGAGGACGGCAAGGTCGACGTCGAGGCAACCGAGTGGAAGCTCGACGATCGGCCGTTGGTTTACCGCGGCGGCATCACGCACCGTCCGATCCGTGGGCCGGATCAGAACAACCACGATCCGAAAGGCACCAAACCGCCAAAAGCAAAATCCGGTGAGTCGCTCCTGCCGACCGTGTCCGAGCCATCCGATGACGGCGCTCCCGATCCGCTGGACTTCGATCTCAGCAACCCGAACCTCACGCAGGCTGAAGCGGTCCGACGGAAGGAAAACTTCCTCGGCCTTCTCCGCAAGCACGAGTTCGAAGTCGCCAACCGCGAATGGGTGCGGGTCGAGGACGTCGGCAAGGCGGTGGAGCGGGAATACTCCGTGGTCCGGGAACGACTATTGGCGATCCCTGGAAAGCTTGCCGCGAAGCTGGTGGACCGCGATCGCGTCGAGATCGAACTGGCGCTGTTCGAGGAGATCAGCGAGGCCTTGAATGAACTTCATGCCCCCGATGCGGACGATGGCAACGGGGGCGCCGCTTAGGGGCAGGCTGCGGAAGGCCAGGTCGGCCCTCAAGCCGCCCACACGGCTCAACCTCGTGCAGTGGGCGGATCGATATCGCTACGTCAGCCTTTCATCGTCGCCCGGACGATGGAAGACCCGCACCCAACCCGTAGCCTACGGGCCGATGATGGCGGTGACGGAGCCGGATACGCCGAAGATCACGGTGATGGCCGGAACGCAGGTCGTTAAGAGCGAGCTGCTCAAGAACGTCGCCTATTTCTTCATCCACCAGGAGCCATCGCCGATCCTGTTCGTGCAGCCGAGCCAGGGTGCGGCCGCATCTTTCTCCAAGGAGCGGTTCACTCCCGACGTGCGGAAGATGCCCGAGCTTCAGGCTGTGATCGAGGCGCCGAAGTCACGGGATAGCGACAACACGATCACGCACAAGGAGTACGCGGGCGGCCCGCTCGACTTCGTCGGTGCCAACTCGCCGACCGATCTGGCGTCGCGACCGAAACGGGTCGTGCTGTGCGACGAGATTGACAAGTACCCGGTCAGCGCCGGCCCGGAAGGTGACCCGTTGACCCTCGCGGAGGAACGGGCGTCGACCTACGAGGACCTCGGCCTCGCCAAGTTCGTGCGGGCCTGTTCGCCGACGGAGAAGGGCAAGTCGCGGATCGGCCGTGAGTATGAGGCCAGCGATCAACGCCGCTGCTTCCTGGCCTGCCCGCATTGCGGTCATGAACAGGTTCTGACCTGGGCAAACGTGAAGTGGGAGAAGGTGCTCGAGGACGGCACCGTCACGGTGGATGTGCCAGCCGGTCAGCATGCACGCGAGCACCGTCCCGGAACGGCGTCGATCGCGTGCGAGGGATGTGGCGCGCTGTGGACGGAGCGGGAGCGGATCAAGGCGCTGGAGGCGCTGGAGCACGCCTTGGACCATGGGTGGCGGCAGACGCGGCAATTCTTCTGCTGTGATGAGCGACAGACCCCAGCGCAGTGGGATGAGGCAGGCCGGTCGCTCTGCCGGCTGTGCGGGAAGCGGTCGAGCTACGATGGCCACGCCGGCTTCGTCATCTCCAAGCTCTACTCGGCCCGCCACAAGCTGGCCAGGGTGGTCAAGGAGTTTCTGGATGCCGTCGGCGACCCGGAGCTGATGAAGAAGTTCACCAATACGGCCCTGGCGGAATTGTGGGAACCGGCCGGCATCGAGCGAATGGACGGGTCGGACCTGATCAACCGGGCCGAACCATACGGCCCCGACGATCTCCCCAGCGAGGTCTTGGTGGTCACCGGCTTTTGTGACGTTCAGGGCGACCGGCTTGAGGTGCAGTTGATCGGGTGGGGCGCCGACGAGGAGTCGTGGCCCTTCCTGTACGAGGTCATCAACCTGGATCCGGCTCAGCCGCAGGCGTGGAAGGATCTG